GGGTGACGATGATGCCCGAGGGCGACCGCTGGCGGTGCCCGTCCTGCGGGGTGGTCGAGGCCCGGACGTCGCAGTGGGCGGCGGTGCGGGACATCCTCGCCAGCGATGCGGGGGTGGTCATCCTGCTTGGCGGCAACCGGAGCTCCAAGACCACCACGGGCGCCATCATCGGCACGCTCATCAGCCGCGGCGCGGCCGACCCCGAGGTCCGGGTGATGCTGGCGGCCAACGGGCTGCAGCCGGGTCGGCTGCACGCCGAGGCGGAGCCCGTGTACGTCGCGGGCATCACGAACGACCAGTCGATCAAGGTGCAGCGCGCGGTCTACGAGTCGTTCGGCGGTCCGGGGATGGTGTGGCGCAACCGGAACGGCCACGGCGAGGCCACGATGGGCCCGCCGGGCGCCAGCCCGAGCACGCGGGGCACCGTGAACTTCCAGAGCGCAGAGCCCGGCTATCGCGGCTTTCAGGGCTTCTCCGCGGGTCTAGTGCATCACGACGAAGACCACGGCGACTGGGACGTGTGGGCCGAGTCGGCGATGCGCGTCATGGACTACCGCGGCTGGCAGATACTGACCGCGACGCCGACGCGCGGATGGTCGCCGCTGCTGAAGGGGCTGCTTCGCCCTGAGACGCCTCGGCCCCCGCCGCTGGTCTGCCGGCTCGACTCGCTGGACAACCCGCACATGGGCCGGGAGCAGATGCGGCGCGAGTTCGCGGGCATGTCGCCGACGCAGCAGCGCATGCGCCGCATGGGCGACATCGTGGCCTTGGAGGGCCTCGTCCACCCGGGCTTCGACCGGCTCCGGCACGTCATCCCGCCCGCGCCCATCCCGCCCGAGGCCCCGCGGTGGATGGCGATCGACTGGGGCGTCCGCGACCCCTTCGCGGCCCTCTGGCTGGCCCGGGTGGGCGAGACGTACCACGTCTACCGCGGGCGCTACGAGGCCGGCTGCAGCCTCACCGAGCACGCGAAGGCCATCCACCGGGCCGAGGCGTGCCCGGCGTGCTGGGCCGAGCAGGACCCCCGCGGCGAGGCCAACGCCGTGCGGCTCATCGAGGGGTGCCCCGTCTGCCGTGAAGCGCACCCCGGGCGCTCCGAGCCGTACCCGCGGCGCCGGGTGGCCGACAGCGCCGGCCTGGACCAGAGGAAGGAGTTCCACGCGATGGCTCTCCCGACTGTGCCCGCGACCAAAGACCGCGCCGCCGGGTACCTCGCCATCGAAGAGCTCCTGCAGGCCGACGCCGACGGCCGGGTGGGCCTCGTGATCCACGATGTCCCGGGCCTGCGCCCGCTCATTGAGGAGCTTGAGGGCCTTCGGTGGCGCCGTGACGACCCGACCGGGACCGCGCGGCAGCAGATGCAGACCGAGGGCGCTGACCACGCATGGGACGCGCTGCGGTATGCCCTGATGGCCGCGCGCTCGGGGTGACGCCTCTCGGCGCCCGTGGTACGGTGCGCCCATGCCCGACCCGTCCCCCTCCCTGCTGACCCGCGCGTGGCGGTGGCTGACTGCCGCCGAGGCGCCCCTCGTGATCGAGCGGTCCACGGGGCCGCTGCCCATCGCGGAGGCCGACGAGCGGCGGTACGTCGCGGGCTCAGACTGGGTGGCGGGCACGGCGACGCCGCCGCTGTACTCGCCGCTGCAGTCCCTCGCGGGCGCCAAGTCGAACCCGTTCCTGTGGGCCGCGCTCCTCAAGGTCAGCGACGCGGCCGCCTCTCTGCCCATCGTGGCGCTACGGGACCGGCAGACCCCCGAGGGCGTCGAGACGACCCGGGTGCCGTCCGCGGCGCTGGAGCTCCTGCGGCAGCCGTCGCCGGGCGTGACGGGGCTGCGGCTCCGGCGACAGCTCATGCTTGACCTGCAGGCCAGCGGGAACGCCGTCTGCATCGTGCTCCGGGCCCCCGGCGGCGCCGCCACCATGCGCCGGGTGCACCCCGGGCGGGTCCGCATCGAGCCCGGCTCCACCGGGGAGCCCCGGGCCTACCTCATCGGCCCGAGCGGGGAGGAGACGTACTACGACCCGGCCGACGTCATCCACATCGCCATGCCCACCGCCGAGGATGGCGTGTACGGGCTGTGGGGCACCGGGTACGTCGAGGTGCTGCGGCGCGACCTTCTGGCTGACGAGGCCCTTGCGGAGCGCGCGCGTCGCAACGGGGCCACGGGCAGGCCGGCCGCGGTCCTTGCGCCCAAGGGCGACATGGGGTGGGACGAGGTGCAGCGTCGCGCCGCGGACATCGCCGTCAGGGCGATGATGAAGGCCAACGACGGCGGGGTGCTCACGCTCTCTGGTGACGCCGAGCTCAAGCCCATCGGGTGGGCGCCCCGGGAACAGGACCTGCCCGCGCAGCGGACGTTCGTGCGTGAGCAGGTGATGGCGGTGACCTCTGTGCCCCCGACCGTGATGGGCCTGCCCGGGGCCAACTACGCGACGGCGTACCAGGAGGCGCAACTCTTCTGGGGCCACGTCCGCGACCTCTGCCGTCTCGTCGACGACGGCCTGAGCCGCCTCCCCGCCATGCTCGGGGAGTCCCCGGCCGTCCGCCTCGCGCATGACTTTGGCGGGGTGCCGGAGCTCCAGCCCGACAGGGTGGAGCGCATCGCCAACGTGGCGCAGTGGGTCAGCCTCGGGGCCGACCCCGACGACGCGGCCGCATACGAGGGCTTCGCCGACGCCCCCGACCTCTCTACCGACTCAGCGGCCCCGCCCGCGCCGGGTGCTCCAGCGGACGACCCGGGCGGGGCCCCTCTCTCCCCTGACGACGCGGCAGACCTGATCGCGCAGGCCCGCGCCGTCATCTCTGCCGCCGACCCTGACGACCCCGACGAGCTCGACGCGCTGACGGAGGCGCAGGACCTCGCCCGGATGGTGCTCGACGCTCTCGACGGCGAGGGCACCTGATGCCGTGGGACGTGCCCCAGGGGGCCCGCAAGGCCGCCCGGCGGGGGCTGCACCTCCGGCGGGCCGGGCACCGCGGTGGGACCGCTGAGGGCGCGCGGACGGCCTCGGCGCTGGCCTCGGGGTCCATCGGGGACGACTTGGCCCGCAAGCTGGTGAGGTGGTTCGCGCGCTTCGGGGGCACGCTCGCCACGGAGGCCCGCCGCCAGCCGGGGTGGGGGTCTACGACGGACCCGAGCCCCTTCTACGTCGCGTGGCTGCTGTGGGGCGGGGACTCGGGCGCCGCGTGGGCCCGCCGGCTCCGGCGCGATGACGAGCTCTTCCCCGATGGCTGACGGGGCCGCCGTCCGGCGTCGCGCTCTCGACAGGCACGCCCGGGCGCTGGCCCGCGAGTGGCGGCGCCTCCTGGGCGAGCAACTGCGGAGGTACCAGCGCCGCATCGCCGACACCCTGCCGGCCGAGCGGTCGGTGCAGCGGATGCTCACGGCGGGAGACCTTGAGCGCATCCTTGCCGGCCCCGAAGAAGTGGCCCGGCTTCTGGAGGACTTCGGCCGCGAGGTGCTTGAGGCTGCCATCCGTGAAGCCCTGCGGCGGGAGCTTGCCGCTCTCGGCAGGGCTGCCCTGTACGACGCCCTGACCGTGGTCCAGGCCGCGGACCTGCAGCTCGGGCGGATGGTGGTCGAGGTCAGCGACTACACCCGGGAGCGCGTCGGCATCGTCGTCTCCGAAGGCATCGAGGCCGGCGCATCGGTGAATGACATCCAGAAGGCCCTGCAGGAAGACCAGGGCTTCAGCCCCATGCGCGCCCTCCGCATCGGCCGCACAGAGGCGGCCCGCGCGCAGACGGAGGGGCAGCTCGCGGCCTATCAGCAGGCCGTGGCCGACGGGGTGGACTTCGAGGTCGAGTGGAGCAGCGCCGGCTTCGGGGAGCGCCCCGAGCACCGCGCGCTGGATGGGCAGCGGGTTGCGCCCGGGGGGCTCTTCGTGGTACCGATAGGCGCAGACGTGGAGCCGCGCTATGTGGGCGCCACGGCCCCCGGTCCTGCGCTCTTCACGCAGCCCGGGTTGTCGATCAACTGCCGGTGCACCCTCGTCCCGCGCGTGCGGAGGCCCCCCGAATGACCACCTTCGCTGCCGTCTCAGCGCCCCCCGGCCTCGTGCTGCGGCAGCTCGCCCACGGGTCCGCCCGCGCTCTCGGCGCGATGGCCGAGGCCGCTCGGGTGTCCGAGCGGGACATCCCCGAGGTGCTGACCCGCGGCGCCGACTGGGCCACGCTGCACACCATCGGCGACGCGCTGGGCATCCCTGACCACCGGCTGCTTGGGCGGGCGTTCGTGCAGGTCGCCCGCATGGACGGCGAGGGCGACGACGACGACGACAAGCCCGGCTATGGCTTCGTGATGTCGTCGGCCACCCCGGACCGGGCCCGCGACATCGTGCAGCAGGACTGGGTGCTGGACGAGTTCACGCGCAACCCGGTCGCCCTCTGGGCGCACCGCTACGACGAGCCCGCCGTTGGCGTCTGGCGCGACGTGGCCGTGCGCGACGGCGCCCTGCGGGGCACGCTGGAGCCCCGGCCCGTCGAGTCGTACCCGCTCTCCATGACCGTGGACGCGCAGCTCCGGGCCGGCACCCTGCGCACCGTCTCGGTCGGGTTCCGCCCCGGCAACGTGCTGTGGCGCGGGTCGGCCGACCTCAAGGGCACCGACCTCTACGATGAGCGCGGCGGCATGGTCTTCATGGCCCCCGTCCTGATGGAGTGCTCGCTCACCCCGATGCCCATGAACCCGGACGCGCTGGCCGACGCGCAGCGCGCCCTCCCCCTCTCGCCGGCGCAGACCATCCGCGCCGCCGTCGCCGAGACGGCGCACCCGCTGGCGCACCTGTTCCCCCGGCCCTCGACGGGCCACACCCCAGGAGGCCGCCATGGCCGCTGACATGACCGACATCCGGTCGCCCGAAGAGCTCGCCGCGTGGGTCAAGTCCCAGGGTGAGCGCGTCACCAAGCTGGAGCGCAGCGTGGCCGAGAAGGAGGTCACCATCGAGCGGATGGCGGCCGACTTCAAGAGCGCGCAGCAGACCATCACCACCCTCTCGGCGCAGAAGTCCGCCGCCCCGGACCTGTCCGGCTCCGACCGCGACCTCGCCGCCTTCATCGTCGATGGCAAGGTGGTCGCCCGCAGCTTCGACAAGGGCGACACCCGCCCCCGCGCCCGGCACCTGCCCGGCCTGCTCGACTCCAAGCCCATCCACCCGTGGCAGGCCGAGTTCCAGAAGGCCGTCGAAGACCACACCCTCGCCATCACCGCGATCCACGGCACCCCGGCGCTCGACAACGCCGACCTGATGGTGCGCGGCTGCCGGCCCACCTACGAGGCCATCCAGGCGGTGTTCCGCCGGGCCCCCGAGGCCATCCGGCGCGCCTTCGACAGCGCGACCGGCACCGGCGGCGACTTCATCCCCACGCCGCTCCTGGCGAGCCCGCTGTGGCAGGTCGAGGAGTTCGACCCCGACGGCCTCCTCGGGCTCTTCGACGAGACCCCGATGACCTCCAGCAGCGTCGAGCTCCCTCTCGGCACGCTGTACCCGAAGCCCTACAAGCTGACCGGGCAGACCGGGGACAACCCGGCCGCCTACAAGACCTCCAGCGTCGGCACGGACAAGCTGACCATCACCGCCAGCGGTCTGGCTGTCATGGTCTTCATGCACGAGGACGCGACCGAGGACAGCATCGTCCCCGCGCTGCCCTTCATCCGCGAGTCGATGGTCCGCTCGATGGCCATCGGCGAGCGGCTGTGCGTGGTCAACGGCGACACCGCGGCCAGCCACCAGGACGCCCTCTCGACCTGGGACCCGGGCGGCATCTTCGGGGACGCCGGGGACAGCACTGACCACTACCTGCGCAGCTGGCTCGGGCTGCGGGCGCTGAGCAAGGACCAGAGCAACAGCGTCGACCGCGGCACCTTCAGCCTCTCCACCTTCGCCACCGACGTGGCGGCGGTGCAGGGCCCCCGCGGCGGCCGGGGCGACCTCGTCCTGCTCACCTCCTTCCAGGCGCACGTCCGCAAGATCGCCAGCATGACCGGCGTGGTGAGCGCGAGCGACTACGGCAGCAACGCCCCGGTGGTCCGCGGCGAGGTCGCCAGCATCTACGGCGTGCCCGTCATCCTGACCGACGCGATGACCTCCGACCTCGCGGCGGCCTCCGGGCTCTACGCGAGCGCGAGCGACACCACGTCGGGCGCCCTGCTCTTCAACCGCCGCCTCTACCGCCGCTTCGTGCGGGTCGGCACGAGCGTGGACATGCAGCGCGACATCCGCGTCGGCGGGTCGTACCTCCGGGCGCGCAACCGCCGCACCTACGTCAATCTGGCCAAGTCCGGCCAGAAGACCGTCCGCTTCCTCTTCAACATGTGATCGGAGGGTCCCGATGTTCATGCTCATCTGTCTGCAGCTCGACCAGGGCACGGCCGGCACCGCCGAGACGGTGTACGCGACCATCCCCACGGGTGGCGCGTCCAAGTGGGTGGTCCGCGGCGCCGAGTTCCAGCCCGACACCAACCGCACCGCCGACAACACCGACTACGCCACCGTGGCCGTCAAGGTCGGCAGCACCACGCTCGGCAGCTTCACCACGCAGATCACCGGCAACGGCAACCTGACCGCCGGCACCCCGGTGGCCTTCACGCTGACCGGCGCCGAGGCCGCCCCGCACACGGCCGGGGACAGCCACATCAACGTGGCGGTCACCAAGGCCGGCTCGGGCCTCGCCGTCACGGGCATCGTCACCCTGCTCGTCGAAGCGGTCCGCGCCTGATGCCCGCCGCCCCCGTCATCGACCGGGCCATGCGCTCGCCGGTGGCGGGGGCTCTGCCGTCTGTGGCCGGCGACCCGTCCGAGGTCTGCCGGCGCATCGCCTCGGGGGCCCTCGACGGGGCGCTCGGGGCGCTGCTCTTTGCCGCGCCGCCGTCCCTCTCGGCGGAGGTGCGGCACGCGCTGGAGGAGCGTCACCGGGCGCTCGTGATGCTCGCCACGGGGGCCCCATGCCGGTGATCTCAGCGGCGACCGTGCGGGCTCAGCTCACCGGTGCCGTCTCGGGCGACGACACCCTCATCGGGACCCTCGTGGACCGGGCCGATGCGGCGCTCGCCGAGTGGATGCGCTTCCCGCTGCCGGACGCCGGCACCCGGACGCTCGGCGCCGCCACCTACACGCTCTACCCGGGCCTCATGGGCATCGACCCCAGCGACCCGCTGGTGATGCTCCTGCCGGTGCGGCCGGTCATCTCGGTGACCTCGGTCTACATCGACCCGGAGCGGTCCTACGGCGCGGCCACGGCCGTGGCGAGTGGGGACCGGGACCTCGACACGGTGCTCGGGGCCATCGTGCTCCGCGACTCGGCGGGCACGGGCTGGAGCTCGGCCCTGCGCGCGAACAAGGTGACCGTCTCGGCGGGCTGGGCCACGCTGCCCGGGTCGCTGGCTCAGGCCATCGTGATGCAGGTCGGCCACTGGCTGGCGCACACCCGCACGGCCGGCCGGCTGACGATCGACGACGGCCAGAGCCGGGTGGACCTGACGGCGCTGGACCTGCTCCCCGAGGTCAAGGCGCTGGCGCAGACCCATCGGCTGGTCGCGCCGTGAACGTCCGCCAGCTGGCCGACCGGCTGCAGCTCGCCGCAGGCGGGGCCATGCGGGCGGAGCTGCGGCGCCGTCTGGACACCGTCTCCAAGTTGATGGAGGCGGCCGGCAAGGACAACGCGAAGGCGCGCATGAAGACCCGCAGCGGCCTGCTCCGGCGGTCGATTGCGGGCTTCGTGCGCAGCGAGGGCGCCCCTCGCGGGGGCATCGGGCCGCTCAGGCAGGGCGCGGACATCGAGGTGGGCGTGGCCGCCGGGGGCGTGACGCTGGCGGGCGCCGAGGTGGTCTACGCCGGCATCCAGGAGCGGGGCGGGACCGTGCGGCCGGTGCGCCGGCGGTGGCTCGCCATCCCCACGGACTCGGTGAAGACGAGGGACGGGGTGAGCCAGTACAAGACCCCCCGGGACTTCCCCCGGCCCCTGCGCTTCGTGCAGTTCCGCCCGGACCTCGCGGCCTTGATTGAGGTACCCCGCCGCAAGGCCAAGAAGGCCCCTCCAGCGCGTCGGCAGAGGGTCGCCCGGGTAGAGAGGCGCCAGCGGACCCGGAGGCGCGAGGAGCGGCCTCAGTACCCCGTGCGGTGGTGGCTGGTGAAGCAGACCACCATCAGGGCCAAGTGGTACCTCCGGGACGCCTTCGACGCCGAGGCCCGCCGGGTGCCCGCCGCCCTCGCCGACGTGCTAAGCTCGGCGCTGGAGGGCCTGCCGTGACGACGCTTGCCGCCATCCGCGCCGCGGTCGCCACCCGGCTCGCGCTCATCGCTGGGTCGGCCCCGTACACGACCTCGGTGGGCAGGCGCATCGCCTACGGCCTCGACGCGGCCCCGCACGCTCAGGCGCCGTGCCTGCGCTACCAGCTGGGCGCGACCCGCGCTGAGAGGGGCGGGCAGCTCGGGGGCTGGCGCCGCAGCGTCGAGGTGGTAGTTGAGGCGTTCATCGGCGGCGGAGCCTCCGGCGGGCTGGAGGACGTGGAAGACGCAGCCTCAGCCGTGGTGGCCGACATCCTGACGGCCCTCGCCGGGGGCCCGACCCTGGGCGGCATCGTGTGGGACCTCGACGCGGTCGACGCTGACCCGGCGATGGCCCCCGCCGAAGCGTCCGACGGCATGGCCGTGGTCCGGGTCACGGCCACCTACTCCTGGGAGGAGCGCATCTGATGGCGTGGTACGACGACGCATACGCCCGCCGGGTGCCCATCGTGGTCGACGACCGCGCCGGGTCGGGCTCGCGTGACGTGACGGCGGCGGTGCCGTCGACCCTCGCGGAGTTCTGGGACTCGATCCAAGCCGACGGCGACGACATCCGGGTCACCCTCGACGACGGCGTGACCCCGGTGACCTACCAGTGGTCGGGCTTCACCTACGCCACCCGCACGGGCTCCGTGCAGGTGGACAACGCGACGGCGCCTCAGAGCGCCATGAACGTCCTGTGGCTCTACTTCGGCAACGCCAGCGCCACGTCGGGGGCCGGTTCCTTCACCGCCTCCAGCGCCCGGACTGGGCACATCACCGCCACGGTGCCCGGCCCGTCGGTGCCCATCCTGCAGGGCCTCGCCGCGGGCCAGCGGCCCCCGTCGGTTTGGGTCGGCGCGACCGGCGAGAGCCGCCGCATCTGGTGGGACCTCACCGGCATCCTCTCGCCGCTTCGAGCGCCCTCCGAGGGCCAGACCTCCGGGCAGGAGGTGCAGGCCGTCATCGCCGACGCGCAGGACAGCGGCGCCGGCGCCTCGTCGCTGTGGGTCGCCGGGTCCGAGCGGGTCATCGTGACCCCGGACGGCCGCACCCTCGCGGGCTACATCGCCACGGGCGGCGCCGACGGCGGCCGCTACACCGACCGCCTCAAGGTCTGGACCTCCGACGGGGAGCTGTACGTCCTCTCGGGTCAGCGCAACACCTTCACCGTGCAGGAGCCGTAGCAATGGCCCCCATCCCCCATCTTCGCGGCGCCAACACGCTGGTCAACGTGGCCATCGAGGGCACCTACGGCACTTCCCAGGCGCAGGCGGCCTTCTCGCTGCGCGTCGAGTCGATCGAGGCCACCACGGGCGCGGCCCGGCCTCAGCTTCGGGCCCTCGGGCTGGGGTCGAAGGGCTTCGCAGGCCCGACCTACAAGGAGAGCACCAGCGCCTCCTTCACGATGCGCATCCGCGCCCACTACACGGTCGACGGCCTCGCCACGCTGCTTCGGTGGATGCTGTGGGGCACCTGGGGGACCACGGGCGCCGGGCCCTACACGCACACGCTGACCGCCGGCGCGACCCGCATCGGGGCCACGGTCCGCTTCAACACGGGCACCGTGGTGGGCAGCGCGAACGACGAGGCCGTGACCCTCGTGGGCGCCACCGTCTTCTCGGGGTCGCTCCGCATCACCGCCCCCGGCGTGATGGACATCGAGCTGAGCGGCGAGGCCCTGAGCTTCAGCCGCTCCAACACCGCGCACAGCCTCAACGCGGCCGCCAGCGCGAACACCCCGGTCCTGCACCATCAGGCCGGCACCCTCGCCTGGAACAGCACCACGCTGGCCCTCAACACCCTCGCGCTGGAGATCGACAACGCGCTGCAGGCCGTCCGCCGTCTCGGCGACCTTGGGCCGGGCGACTTCGCCCCGTCGGGCAGCCGCACGGCCCGCATGACCTCGGACCTCTACGACGGTGGCGAGGGCTTCGCCAGCTCGCAGGTCGACGGCGACACCGACGACGCGGTCATCTCCTTCACCGACGGCACCAGCACCCTTGAGCTCACGCTGGCCGACGCGCAGGTGGCCGAGCCCGTGGCCGACCGCATCAGCGGTCCCGGGGCCAAGGTGGTCAGCATCGTGTGGGCGAGCACGGGCGACGACCCGGTCTCGATTGAGCTCGTCAACGCCAACAGCACCGCGGAGGCCGCGTGACCGTCGCCGCCTTCCTGGCGGCCGCCGAGGCCGCGCAGACGCACGAGGTGGCGCTGGACAGCGTCCCCGGGTGCAGCGTCCGCGTGCGCGAGCTCTCGCCCATGGACGCCCTTCAGGTCGAGGGCCTGCTCGCGTCCATCGCGGCGCGGGCGGTCCCCGCTCTCGGCGGCCCGGCGGGCCCGCTGACCCCCGACGAGGTGCGGCACCTGCACCGGGCGGCCGTGCTCGGCATCACCGCCATCCGCACCCCGGAGACGCCGGAGGGCGAGTGGGAGCCCGTCCGCTTCGTGATGGACCCCGCCGACGGGTGCATCCCCGTGGCCGTGCTCATGGCTGGGGATCTCGGCAGGGTCTACGCAGCGGCCATCGGCGCCGGGAGGCGGGCCGCCGACACGGCCCGGGCCTTTCGCCACGGGGCCGCTCGGGGACTGGAGCCCGGAGTTCCTGATGGTGTCGGCGATGGCCCGGCAGGCGAAGACCTCGCCGTCGGGCCTGCCGTGGCTGCGGGCTGAGGGCGTGGAGGGCGCGTGGCGGCTGTTCTGTTTCGACCACATGCACCGCGTCGTGATGGAGGGGCAGGCCGCTGACTTCGTGCGGTCCGCCAAGGGCGGGGTTACCGTCACTATGCCAGCCCCGGGAACCTGATGGCCGCCGTCGAGTACGTCCTCCGCATGACCGGGCTCCCGCAGGCCGAGCAGGGCCTCGACGCTGTGGCCGGCGCGGCGCGCGGCGGGGCTGCCGCTCTCGACGCTCTCGGCCAGTCGGCCACCCCGGCGGGCAACGCCATCGCGGGGTCGATGACGGAGGCGCAGAGGGCCACGGCGCAGGCTGAGGCGGCGCTGGAGCGACTGCTCTACGCGCAGGCGTCGGGCTCCCAGCGGGCCGTCATGGACCTGCAGAAGCAGGTTGCGGGCCTCGATGCGCTGGCAGCGGCCGGTGCTGACGCCGCCACGGTTGAGCGGGCGCGTGCCCTCGCGGCACAGCAGGGGGCGGCCCGCATCGCCAACGCGCTGGACATCGAGCGCGGCAAGGCGGGTCAGCTCGCGGTGGACCTCGACGGCCTCGACGTGGCCTCGCGGCGCTCATCGCAGGGCCTGTCCTCCATCGCCATGCAGATGCCCGACGTGATCGCAGGGCTGGCCTCGGGGCAGTCCGCGGTGACCGTCTTCATGCAGCAAGGGCTGCAGGTCTTTCAACAGAACCTGTCCAGCCTCCTGCCGCTGCTCGCGTCGGTCGGCCCCGCGCTGGCGGTCGTCGGCACGGCTGCGGCCGCTCTCGGCGGGGTCTACCTGTACCTTGCGGACTCGGTGGAAGAGGCCGAGGAGGCCATGGCCCGGTCGGCGGCCGCGGCCACGGCGATGCAGGACGCGCACGGCCAGCTGGGCGACGTGATGCTGTCGCTCTCCGACGAGGTGGGCCTGCTCACGGGCGCCATCGACCGCGAGGCCATCGCGCAGCGACGGCGGGACCAGACCATCCGCGAGGGCTTCGGGGTGGTCGAGCAACAGCTGCGACTCAAGGAACAGTCGCTGGCGCTGGAGCTTGCTGGCGTCGAGGCCGCGCTGAGGTCTGGCGACGTCACGAAGGCCAACGTGCTCGCGCAGCAGCGGCTCACGGAGCAGCTTGCGGCATACGCAAAGACCCGTGAGCAGATTGTGTCGCGTCGTGACAGGGCCCTTGCTGATTCGGAGCTCGTCGCCTTCGGTCAGCGGTCGCTGCGTGAGGCTGGCGCGGCGGGTGCCGGCCGCACGGTCCGGGCCACGGCCGCGC